TGCGGCACAACCGTTGTTCCGGACCAGCCAGCGGGCGCGGGCGGTGATCGTGTCGCCGGAAGCCGCGATCAGCGTGTTCACATGGGCGCGGCTGGCCCGGAAACCCCGAAGCCGCCGGTGGGCTTGCGCCGCGTCAAATCCGCCGATGATGCTGCCGATGCGCTGCCGGAAAGCTTCAAACGCCATGGTTCACAGGCCTTTTGACGCAACAGTGCCCCAGCGGCGACGACGTGGCGTGCCGGTGGTGGCGGTCGCAATCCGGGTTTCCAGATCGCTGATCGCGTTCGCCAGTTCCGCGTCCGACCCATAGTTGATCGATTTACCGTCATAGCTGACCGACCGGACGCCAGCATACCTCGCCTCCTGAAGTGCTGCCAAAAGCGCGCGCATCCGTTCCAGATCCATCTCAGTCCCTCATGAAGTTCGGTGTGTATGCCCGGCGTTTCCGCCGTGGTGTGGTCGGTGTTCCAGCCTTGGGCGGGGTGGGTGCGGCTGCTTCAACTGGTATGATCGGTTCCGATGTCGGGCGTGTTTCCACCCCAGCCTGTTCCTCAAGCCGTCGCCATGTCGCCTCATCCCAACGGTCGGCGCCCATAATCCAGGCCGCCGCCCGAGCATAGACCCGGCAATCCAGCGCCTCGTTGCGTTCGCGCATTTTCTGCCATTCGGGATGGCTGTAGCCGCGCTTGTTGCGCACGGTGACCAGCTGTTCGGCCACCAGTTGCTTCAACCACTCGGTGTCGATCCAATCGGGCAGGTGGACGGTGCCAGGCGCGTCGCAGACGCCCAGCGCCCGGTCTTCGTCCGAGGGGCGTTCCAACCGCAGAAAGCGATAGGTCTCGGTTTTGAACGTCGCCGTTGCCACAGACCAAAGCCGCGCGCCCCGGCGCAGACGTTTGCCGCCGATGGTGGCATCCACAAAGGTTGGCCCTGACACCGGCGTCGCGCGGTTGAACCCTTCTAGGCCCTTGATTGGCGAAACTTGGTCGAACCCCTGTTTCCGCGCCCATGCGTAAACGGCAGGCGCTTCATAGCCGGTGTCGATGGCTAGTTTGCCGATCAGCATCACCGCGCCATTGGCGCAGGCCCAAGTGCGGCCGAGCAGGGCAGTCAGCTTGTCCCAGCAGGCTGGATCATCCGGGCCACCGGCAATGACGATGTGATCGACCAGCCAGGACTCCAACCCACGGCCCCATGCCCAGACATCGACTTCGATGCGATCTTTCTGCACATCGACGCCAGCGGTCAGGAACAGCCCGCCGCCAGGGATCTGCACCCCGCCATAGGCCTCGCGCCGTTCGGCCAGCCGCTGCCATTCTGGCGCATCGCCGCTTTCCACCCAAGTTTCGCCCAGCAGCGTGTTGCGGGCGGCCCGCAGCATCTCTTCTGAGCCTTGGGCTGCGAGCCACTCGCGCGCGATCTGCTGCCAGCTTTTCCAGCCCAGCGGCGAATAGAGCGCCGAGATGTGGAAACCGATCGAATGCGGATCCGCCGATACCGCTGTCGCGCGCCATTCCCCGCGTTCCAGCATCTGCGTCTTGTGATGCTCTGCGATGGGCCGCTCACAAGCCTCGCAATGATAGGTTGCGGTATCAGGCCGACCTTTGTCCCAGCGCAGCCTCTCGAACTGCAGCCATTGCATCGCCGCACAGTGCGGACAGGGCACAAAATAGCGCCGCTGATCGCTGGCCTCATATTCCCGCTCGATCCGGCTGATACCCCGAATCGTTGGGGTGGAAACCATGAACACCTTGCGCCGGTGCGAGAAAGTGGTGGTGCGCGCTTCAGCCAGAGTGACCGGGTCCCCTTCCTCGTCGGCGCTGGCCGGATAGGCATCAACCTCGTCGAGAAAGATATAGCGCGCGGGCATCGACCGCAGGCCAGTCGCCGAATTGGCCCCGGTCAACACCAGAATGCCGCCCGGAAACTCCTTGGACAGCATCGAATTACCCGCGTCGCGAGACCGCGCCGGGTTCACCCGTTCGCGCAAGGCCGGGCTTTCCGCAATCAGCGGGTCCAGCCGCCCGCGCGAGGTGCGTTTGGCCATCTCCACGGTCGGCAGAACCGCCAGCATAGGCCCCGGCGCATGGTGGATAACAAAGCCGATCCAGTTGTTGCCAGCCTCTGTCGCCCGAACCTGTGCGGCTTTCATGAACGAGATGCGCTGCGCCGGGTGGCGCGGCGATAGCGTATCCATGATCTCGCGCAGGTAAGGCGTGCGCGCGGTGCGGTATTGTCCCGGCTCTGCGCTAGCGCGCGACGACAGCTTGCGGTACGCATCGGCCCATTCCGAAACCGTCAGGTCCGGATCAGGGCGCATGCCGCGACGCCAGGACCGCAGGATGTCCTCGGCCCCGTCAAACCCGAGATCAAGCCCGTCTGTCAGCTGATCAACGGTCAGATCGCTGGTTGTCGTGTTGTCGCTATCCGAGGCTGACCCGGAGATCGGCAAGGGCGTCGAGTTGCGCTCTGACATGGGTTTCCAGCACCCTCTGCAGGATCGCGGCCTCGATATTCATTGGCTTGGCCGTTTGTTTTTCCACCTCCGCTGCCACTTCGGCTGCCATTAATGCCGCGACTCTGCTGGGCCAGGTGACCCAGGCATCGCGTTCCTGTCGCGCAAGGCGAAACACCAGCGTTTCCGCCCGGGCGCGATCGACGAGCGTGCCCTTCTTCTTCTGGATCGCCAGTTGGCGTTCCTGCGCCTGGTAAACCGTCAGCGCGGTGCGAGCCTTCAAGTAAGACGAGCTATCGGCAGGCCCAGAAAACCCACTATCGCCACCGGTGCTGCGGCGCTGCTGGTCTGGATCCGTCATGTCGGCCCGGCGTACATCAGAGGCTGCTGCGTTGATCGAACCATCGCTGTAGACCACCAAACGCCCCGCCTTACGCGCCTTCTGGATCGCCCCGCGCGAGATGCCGGAATGGGCGGAATACTCGCGCTCGCTCATTCCTTTCATGGCTTTGCCCGATTTAATTAAAGCAATGATATTGCTTGTTATTCAGTTGATTGTACTTCGGGTACGAGCGATTCTGATTACACGAAAACGATGCAACTCACCCCCGGAGATCCCGCCATGACCATAAAGACCAAAGCCCCCAGCGAAGCCCTGCTGCTGGAGATTGCCGCCAAGCATTTTCATCTTGAGACGCTGGAAACCCGCAACAGCGACAGCCTCGACTTCCACGATGTGTCGGTCTGGTCGATCCGCGCCGCACTGGAAGCGGCCTTCGCCGCTGGCCAAGCCACAGCCCGCTGAACAGGAGAGCAGCCATGACCATTCGCCGCACGACCACCTCGAATGACAAAGCCCTGAACGCCTTCATCTCTGCCAAAGCCAAGATCGATACGATGTTGGAGCGCCTGATCGCCCTCAGCGGTGACCATTTTGAAACCAACCCGGACGAGATCAACTGGGGCGATGTCGGCACCCTCAACCACTACGCCAGCCTGCTGCGTCAGATCACTGACAGCGCCTTCAAAGAGGGCGAATACGCCGAGTGAGCGGGACCGACCCCAAACCAGCCCCGCGATGGCGGGGCTTGCATCCGTAGAAGGCGTCGCATTCCGCACGCCCGCATCCGGAGGCCACCATGACCAATCTCACCGAAACCCAAGCCATCATTCTCAGCGCCGCAGCCCAGCGCGCGAGCAATCTCGCGATGCCTTTGCCCAAGGGACTGCACGGCGCGGCCGCGAAAAAGGTCATCAGCATGATGATTGGACGCGGCTGGCTCGAGGAGGTGGACGCCGATATGCGCAAGGCCGAGCCGCTTTGGCGCGAGACCGGCGATGGGCACGGCACCACGCTGGTGGTCACCGCCGCGGGGCTGCTGGCCATCGGGGTGGAGCCGGTTGTGGTACAGACGATGGCTTCCATTCGCCAACGTGCCGCCGAGATGCCTGCGCCCAAAGTGTTGGACCGCGCGCCGGTTGTTCCTCGCAAGGCCACAAAGCAGGCAGAATTGATCGCACTTCTGCAGGCGCCCGATGGCGCCAGTATTGCCGAGATTATTGGCGTGACAGGCTGGCAGTCCCATACCGTGCGCGGCGCGATTTCGGGGGCCCTGAAGAAGAAGCTCGGCCTAACTGTCCTCTCCGAGAAGGTTGAGGGTCGGGGCCGCTGCTATCGTATTGCAAACTAAGCAAAAGCGAACCGACAGCAACGCCGCCCGAACTATTGGGTGGCGCGTCAGTGCCACTCATCGCAATGCCACTTCCCGTACATTGGCCGCGACTTGCGCCGCCAGCCACCGGCCTGCCGCCATGCGCTGTCGCACATGCGTGCGATACGCTTCTGGAGACGGGGGGCACTTTCGTCGATGGCGCGAATTGTTGCAGAACCAACAGGCGGCAACGATGTTCTCGGCCGCATTCGTCCCACCCTCTGAACGAGCGGTGAGATACTCGGCGGTGCATCGGAGGATTTTTGGCAGTCCGTCCGATCGACAAGTCGCCGGAACGCGATGATCGAGGGCTTTGTCCCACATAGGCAGGCCGCAGTAATAGCAAAGACCACTCTGTTCGAGCATCTTCGTCCGGCGGATTTTCTTCAGTGCTTTCATGGCACGGGTACTCCATTCAACTTCATGAGAAGCGAATGCGCGGCGTCCAAAGTGGACGCTCCCCGGCGGGAAGCTATTGCTCGCGCGAGACCCGATTTTTCGTGGTTCCGCAATCCGGATAGAGAAACCTGAAGTTTTGAAACAACAGATCTAATCAACCTTTTGGTTCGATTGAGACGATCAAGATCGCCTTCTCTGGCTCGAAAATACAAGGCGGCGCGACTTGCGTCAACTCCGCCGATCAAATCTGTGCTTCAAGAGATATCCTGTGAGGCGGCTGACAGCCTTAAAGATGCCTCTTGGCTTTCAGGTCGGCAAAGGTCTCTCCGGTTTCGGTCAGCACGACATTGGCGCCAGTGAATTGCTGCCAGCGCTCGATGGCCACATCGACATAGGCCGGGTTCAACTCGATCCCGAAGCACACCCGGCCTGTGGTTTCCGCCGCGATTAGCGTCGTGCCCGATCCCATAAAGGGTTCAAATACTGCCTGACCCGGGCTGGAGTTGTTCAGGATTGGCCTCCGCATACATTCGACAGGTTTCTGGGTGCCGTGTACCGTGGCGGCGTCCTGATCCTTGCCGGAAATGTGCCAAAGCGTGGTCTGCTTGCGATCCCCGGCCCAATGGCCCTTGCCGGTCTTCTTCACCGCATACCAGCACGGTTCGTGCTGCCAGTGATAGTCACCCCGGCTGAGGACGAGGCGGTCCTTGGCCCAAATGATCTGTGATCGGACATTGAAGCCAGCCGCCGCAAGGCTTTCGGCCACAGTCGAGGAATGCAGCGCGCCATGCCAGACATAAGCGACATCGCCGGGAAACAACGCCCATGCCTCACGCCAGTCTGCCCGGTCGTCATTCAGCACCTTGCCGGTGCGTTTGGTCTTCGCCGCCCCGGCCTGGTTGCGCCAGGACGGGTCATACTCCACGCCATAAGGCGGGTCGGTGACCATCAGCAGCGGCCGCACATCGCCCAGCAGGCGTCCGACCACATCGGCGGATGTGCTGTCGCCGCAGATCAGCCGATGCGATCCGAGTTGCCACAGATCGCC